GATCTATTGTTTGAATCCCTTGCAGCCGCTGGGGGCTACGTTCTTTAAGATTTTCCATGCGTGGCTGGTCTCTGCGCGTGGCCCCGGCGTGCTGCGTTCGATTTTCAATTCGTTTGACATCAGCCATTTCAACCCTCATGCCGCGCCACCCGTCACGGATGCCAAACATCTCATGGTCAGAAAGTCTCAAGCCAACGAAGTACAGATTGTATTAGATGCGGTCGAGCAGCAAATGGGGCCGCTGGGTCAAGCGGTGTATACCCCCCAGCAAGTCGCCGGCTGGCTGCAAAGCCAAACCGGAAAAAATTACCCCGTCATGCAAGTGCGCGGGTACCTCGAAAAAATACCGAACGCCCGCAAGGTGCGCGATCTGCGCTACGGGGATGGGCTCAAAGAGACCATCTGGTGCCATACCAACTTCGAGTATTGGGCAGCGGCAACCCCCGGCGAGATCCGCAAGGAGTTGCAGGGCTACTAAAAATTCTCGCGGCGATTCAGTTCGGGGTCGCGGTTGGGCGCGTTCTGCTGAATCTTTTGTTGCAGTTTATCGATGCCGCGAATGTCCTTGGGAAAAATAGCGTCAGTCGGATGCAGTCGGTTGAAGTTATCGAGCCGTGCTTGGGCATTGGGTTTGCCTGTGACCAGCCCTTTCAAGATACTCTCGCGCACGGCCTTGACGGTGGCCTTGTACTCGAAGCTGACGCGGGCGTATTCGGCGGCATCGGCGACCTCGGCCGGACGGAAACCGGCAGCTTGAACTATGGCGTTATAGGTCGATGGCTTGGCCACCACTGACCCTAACGAATTGAGTTTACCCGTGGTCCCTAACTGCAATGCCTTGACGCCGTCTTGGTATTGCTTGAAGGGGACCAGCGATCCAATCGCCTTGCCGTACTCGCCATTCTGAACATGCTGCGTGGCTTCGGTGATGTGCTGTGCCAAGAAGCTCGTCATGGTACCCGACTCGTTGTAGATGAACTGCTTCCAGTTATCCCCGGTGTTACTCATGAGATCCGGCAAGTCTTTGAAGAACAGATCCGCAAGGCCCATGCGAGTCGATAGATCAATCCCGAGCGTACGTGGAATGATGCCGCCCGCGATGTTGCGCGCCCAGGTTTGCGATGCACCTGCACCCTTGGCGGCTTCTTCCACAAACTTGTTTACAGCATTTTTCAGATCGTAGGCTTCGCCTTCTTTGTCGAACAGCTTGTGGTAGGCATAGATGGCCAAGCGCACCGGCTCCAACATGGCGCCCGCGTACACACCTGCGAACAGTGTGTTCCCCACCACCATGCCGGCGACGGTCTTGGCCGCGACCCAGGTTTTATCCCCAAGTCCTTCCGGCGTGGCCGTCTTGGTTACGGCGCCCTTGATTAACTGCCCGCTGCCCATGATCGCCGACTTCACATTGCTGTAGAGCAGATGGGCCATGCTTTGCCGGTAGGTCATGAACATCGTCACCGAGTTCGCCGACGGTACCCGGTTGATCTGCTTGAAATACAGCGGCTTGTTTTCTTGACTGTAATCCGCATGCACTTCACGCACGAAGTCTGCGGTTTGGCGCACGTCGCCCTTGGATAATTCCAACCCCGCAAGTGCGGTGGAAATCCGATTGAACGCATCCGCCATGTTGGGCAGCAGTCGTGAGAACTCCATCACCTTGGAGACGGGCGCGGCATCGGAGTTGGCCATCGCCATCATCTGATCGGAATACCCATGGTCGAGCACCCCCTGGTCCACCAACTTCTGGTACGGGGAGTTCTCGCCTTTAACGTATTGGCCCCAATGAGGATGGTTCTCCAGCACGGTCCGCACCGCTTCGTGGATGTCATGGGAATTGCCGCCGCGTTTGAATGCGTCGGCGAACCCCTGCCGCATCACGGGAGAGATCGTCGTCCACATGGCACGGTAGAACGCACCGCGGGCAGCAAGCTGCCCCCACCGCGCCCCCGCCAACGGAATGCCAGTGGTGAAATTCTGGGTGCTCCAGATCACCGCGTGGCTGGGGCTTGCGAGATACGACAAGAACACCAACTTAGCCAACCCCTGATTGAACGGGCTGCCTTCGCCGAAGTACGTTGCCTCATCGAGCATGTGTTCGCCCAGCACCCGCGCCGCCTCGCCGCGTCGGTAGGTGGTGGCCTGAGATATCCCCGGCCCACTTTCGCGAGCGGCCGAGTGTAGTGCGGCCAAGGCATTGGCCTGATCAAACAAGGTGCGCATCTGGGCAATGTGCCACGCGGAACTTTGCGCGTAGTCGGCAAAGTTCTTGCGCATCTCGTTAGCCTTGACGCCGGCCACCGATTGCCGTGCCAATTGCGAACCCGCATAGGTTGAGCGGGCGGCTTGTGCTTCTTGGTAAGAGGAGTGCAGTGCCTTGATCAAAGCGCGGGTGCCGGCCGTATCCAGCGTGCCGTTCTGGGTGATCTTGCGCGTGGCATCGGCCATCAGGGCGCGCATGCCCGCGGTGGTGCCCGCTTGGCTGGCGACATCCTGCTTGACCTTGACGTTGCCGGACTCCAAGCCAGTCGCTGCGAGGCGCTGCTGGTCCGCCTCGGCTTCCGTGCGGCTGCCATGGAACGCCGTGTAGTCGGCTTTATAGGTGACGGTATGCTGGCCCCCGAGTAGCTGGTACTTGGCCGTGCTGTTGGGCGATAAGTTGTTCACCATGTGCTCAAAGGCTATGGCCTTGGTCGAACTCGGGAAGACTTTGTCGCCCGTTTTGGTGGCCTGCACCACATGCTCGCCCTCGCGGCCCAGATGCATGAACGGTCCCTGGATCTCGGTTTGACTGGCGAAAGTCTTTAAGGCATCGACCAGATCGGCGCTGTGCTTGCCCACGTCCACCAAGCCGCCGGGGCGAACCATGCGGGCAAGATCATCCGCGCCCTTGGCGCTGTAGAGCAGTCGCCGCTGCGCGTCATTTAAGATCGGGCCGCCTTCTTGGAATACTTGCAGCGCCGCATCGATGTTGGCCTTGCGGGTCTCTTTGGCGATGGTGCGGTTGGCATCGAAGGCATCGCTCAATACCTTCTTGGCATCCCAGGTGGGCGTGCCGTCTTTGTTAGTCTTGTCACTGACGGGTAGATCATTGAATCGCTTCACGAACTCGGCATGGCGGTTGGCCGCGTCATAACCTTTTTGGGCATCCGCACTATGCTCCGCGAAGGCTTTGCGCGGGTCCAACTTCCACATCGTGGCATCGAGCCCGAGTTGTCCCATCCGCGTGCTGACATCTTCCGGCAGCCGGTTCCAATGCTCTGCCACCGGGCGGGTGATGTCGTGAAACCCGCGCATGATCTTGGTCTTGCTGTGATCCACATCTTCGAAGCGGTTCATGGGATTGGACTGGTCTTTCACCGAGCCAAAGTCCGGGCGGTAATCACGGACGATCTGGTCCACGGCTTTGAGTCGTGCCACCACTTTGCGGACGCCATCGACTGCGTTTGAAGCCGCGTCGCGGGCGCCGGTTTTGGTGAAGGCGCGGGCGAAGGTGGCGACGGTTTTAGAGATCGGAGATTGCTCATCGGGCGGGCCGCGGCTCAAGTGTTCGCCCGTCACCTTCGCAATCTTCGGGTTCCATTGCAGTGGCTCATGGAGCTTGGCAAGTCCCGGCGCGGCGTGAACGGCCTCGGCCATACTGGCGCCGTGGTCGATCAGATCTCGTACACTGCCCGCCGCCAACTTATCTTCTGCCCGCCCCTGCATAAACCGTGGCGCATTCTGTGGGACATTCTGCGGCGTATCCAGGCCATGATTGTTGGCACGCTGCGCCTGCATGGTCATCTCACCCAAGCCCGCAATATGATTCAGCAGCTTCGGATCTTTGATCCCAAAGAACTCACCGATGCGACCGAAGATCCGACTGAGCAACGTATGATTGGTGCGGGCCATGGGGATCTGGGGGACATGCGCAACGCCGGCTTCCCGCGCACCGAAGTCTTGGCTCCAGGCTCGATCTTCATCCGGTTGTACCCACTTCTCCGACTCCGCGACTAACTGCGCGAAGTCGGGGTTGGTGTACAACTCCGAGATCATTTCGTGGGTGTCATGCAAACCGTACCAATGATTAATCCCGCCGGCATTAGGATCACGCGAATCCGCCGCATGTTCCGCGCCGAAACGTGCATCAAAGCGCGCCTTTAATACTCGCCGCGCCCGCTCCAACGACAAGGCCAATGGCCCCGTCGGGTGGTCCGTGATTTCATGTGACGTGGCCGCATGAAACATCTCATGCACCAGGGTGCGCAATTGCCGTACGTCATGTCCCGTAGAGCGTACTTGAATAGTCCGCTCATCAGGACTGTAGGCGCCATAGACTGACTTGTCGTATAGCTCGCCCGAACCTAAATCCCCGACTTGGCTGACCAGATGCACGGGCACATCGGGCATGTTGCGGCGCAGGGATTCCAAGATAGCGCGCAGTTCGGGATCATGCGCATGCGCCAGCATGTGGTCTAGGATGGCGTGGCTGGATGCGCCTTGACCGCTATCCACCTTACCCAACATGCGCGTGAGGTTGACCTTGCTCGCAAGTTTAGTCCACTGCTGGTGCATCTTGTTGCCGAACACTTTCTGCTTGATGTTCTCCAGCATGCTGTGCGCGGTATTGAGTAAGGTCTTGTTGCCCTGTGCAAACCCCGTGTCCCCACCGCCCATCACTTCCTTGGCGCTCAACACCGACTTCTCGGGCTCGACCGTATCGCTCATGCGCGGCGTGCCCTTGTCCACGGGGTTCTGGGCCTCGCGTTGCGCGTCGGCAAACTCCATGACTTGATCGCGTTTCTCGGGGGTGTACTCCGGGAACGCGTCATGCAGATGCTGCTCCAATGACAGCCGCGCCGACTCGGCCGGCAAGCCATGCTCGGCGTCGGTATACGCATTCAGCAAGGTCGCGGACTTGCTGTCACGTTCGGCATTGGGCAGGACGGGCGCCTCCTTCTTGCCACGCGGCACTACTTCGCCCTCGACCGGGTTCAATACCAACTGAATCAACTTCTCATCGGCAGCCTTTTTCGCCGCGGCCTTCTCGGCTTTCGCCGCCGCCTTGGCTTTCAGGGCTTCCGCTTTGGCTGCCTTGATTTGATGTTCATCGAGCGGCACTCCATCGGCGCCGACCGCCGGGGCTTTGATGCGCCCCTCCTTGGCCTTGGCCTTGCTGATAGCCAACTTGAACGGCGCATCCCCTGACGGTGACATCAGCGAGACTTCATCTCCTGGCTTGGCTTCATCCAAGATCATTCGTGCCACGCGATGCATCTCATCAGTGACCACGGAGATTTCCGGATGGCCAATCCCCTGCCCCCGCTTGGTCGCCACCGAGTCCTTGGTGCCCATACCCCTGGTGGTATTGCCAGTCGCTGATGCGAAGCCGCCGACGACGCGACTCGCTTTGGCCGCTCGTTCGAGATCCGACATGCTGGCTTTACCCACCAGACGTTTGGGTGCTTCGGCCAGCACCATCGCAAAATTCAACATGTTCTCGCGGCGCGTCGGCAAGTCATCGATGTTCTTGCGGTCGGTGACGGGGCGCAGCGGGTCGGTGCCATTGGCCTCTAGGGCTTCGTGAGTCTCCAGGGCTTGGCGCAGTTGCTCAATATAAGTCTTGGGCTTCTCGGCCTTGAGCACTTTGGGCGCGGGTGGCTCAGTTCCCGCGGGAACTGAGTCTCGCGGCGGCCCCTCATTTTCGTCCCGCCGTTTTGCTTCGGCATCTTCTCGCGCCTTTCGGCTTCTAATATCCGCAGACTCTTTGTTGTTTCTACCAACATTGCCGTACTTGCGGTCGATGGCATGCCCAGCAGATTTTTTTAAGGCTGGTGCTGCATCAGTGTCCTCGTCACGACCATCGGGAAACATGGCTTTGAGACTTGGCATCTCGGCGCCAATAACATCCCGCAGTCGCTGATGTGCTGTCTTAACTTCATCTTCGTCGGTCAACTCGCCGCTGGTTATTTTTTCGACGGCAGCATGTTCTGCGTCCATGTTACCCATGGTTTGTAAATCTGCTGGCGAGGTCCGATCATGCTCATTGCTGGGCTCGACTTTCGGCGATTCGACTTTAGGGGCAGATCCTTCAGTCTTTGCGGGAAGTTTTTTGCTGGGCTTCACCGTGATTTTGGGTGCCGGCTTCGCGGGCTCGGCGGGTGCGGACTCGACGGCAGGAGGCGGGCTCTTAGGCTCCGTGGGTGTAGCGGGCTTAGGGGTCTCCGCCGCGGCCGGCTCCACAGTTTTCTCAGCGCGTCGGGCGGCAGCCGCTTGGCCCTTGCCGCTGTCGTTCGGGGTATAGGGCAGTGGCTTCTTGGTTTCAGTGGCCGCAGGCTTAATGACTTCCGGCGCCGCCGTGTCGGGTGCAGACACCTTGACCCTGGCCGTCGGGATATCCATGGTCTTGGCCGTAGGCTCACCGTCTTGGTCGAGCAGGCGGACTCGGGTCAACCCATCAGCCGCGCCGGGCTCCACATGCACTGGGATCTGCTTGCCATTATCTGTGGTGACAAGTCCTTCCTGAGTCGGCGTATTGCGCTCGGTCGAGATATCATCCACCCGCTGCTGCACTGCCGCTTCTGGCGTGGTGACCACCGGGGTCTTACCCTCATCGGCGACACTCTGCACCGCGGCCGGCACGTCCGCGGGGGCCACCATCTTCTCGACCGCGACGTTGCCCGCCGGGTCTTTGCCCTGCACCACCGCGGTCTTCTCGGGCGACTTGCCGCTGCCCGCGCCGGTCACGCTGCCGATCACAGCCTGGGGGTCTTCGCCCGCCTTGAGCCGCGCTTGGGCGGCCTCTGCGCCCTTCTTGGTCCGCAGCACCAGGGTGCCTTGGGGCAGATCAATCGTGCGCCCCTGGAGCGTTGCCTGCCCCAGCTTGCCTTTGACCGACGCCGCGTTGGCGTCCGGGGAACCCGCCATGTGGGCGATGGACCCTTGCGGGATCAACACTCCCGTGCGTGGTGTGGCGTTGTCGTACAGATCGCGGAACTGAGCGGACAACTGGCGAGCGGATTCGGCGCTCGGATGATCGGGGACCACGGGTGCAATCGCGGGCGTGGTGGGCGCCACGGGCGCAGCCCCCGGCAATGCCCCGGTGGATACCGCACTGGTGGGTCCCGCGGGCGTTAAGGGCGGCGCCCCTGAACCCGTAGGCGCCACGGCATTATCGAGAGCAGGCTTGGCGCCCGCTTCCCCCCCACCAGGAGGCGGCGGGGCGGGTCCCGTCCCCGGCTGCATCGCGGACAAGTCCGCCTCGTCACTGGAGGGCGCGGCGGGCGCGGCGGGCGCGGCCGTCGGCACCTTGGTGGGATCAGCCTTCGGGATATCCTTGTGCTGGCGCAATCCAAAGCCGATGCCAATCAACAACGCCGAAATCAAACTGCGCGGATCGAGCGGATCGATCTGATTGGCGGCTTGTTGAAAACCATTGAAGTGATAGATCGCTTTGGCGGCGGCCTGTTGGCCCGCGGTAATCACCGTGTTGCCCAGCATCGAGATACCGATGCGTTTCCAGATGGCTGGATTCTTCATGGGCAGCGCCGCACCACCCGCCAGCGCCGCGACCGCGACGGTCGCCAGCATGGCGCCGGTCTTGACATCCTGGCCTGCCTTCGCAGCATCAATCGCCGCCGTGGTCCCCGCGCCCGCGGCTAATGCCCCAAACCCAACCGGTCCTGCAAACAACGCCGGGACAATCGCGGCGGCATCGCCCAACACTTGCGCGCCGATACCGCTTTTCTCGGGGTCGCCGACTTTGAAATAATCGACTATCTTGTTGGCGTAGTTATCGATGGCCCCGAACACCGCGTTTTGGGCGCCGTATTCTTGCTTGCCGGAAAATGCTGAGTGTAATTGATCGGCTTTGACCGCGAGCCCGCCTCCTCCCACGAACGCAATACCACGGGCGAGTTCGGCCGCGCCGCGCATGACGCCGTTGCCGATCTCGCTGAATCCTTGGCCGAACACGCCGGGCTTGGCTGCTGCGAGCTTTGGTTGCGGAGCGGCCGGAATGTCGGTCTCGCTGGGTAAGTTCGGGCTCTGGGCGTCGGCCGCCGCCATGGTAGGATCGGGTGAACTTGGAATGTCTGCACGAGCCTGAACTGTATGCGGAGCGGGTTCGCGAATCGGCGGCATCGGCAGTGACGGCACAGGCGCATTACCGCCGATGGCATTGAAATCTGCTTTCGCTGCCGCCATGCCCTGCTGTAATTCAGACTGTCCGCCGCTACCGACATCAATCCCGTACTTCATCGTGGAAGACATTTACGCAGGTCCCATCACCGCTGCGCCTTGCGCCGCATCTTCCGCGGACTCGGATGCACCCGGCTCCGCACTTCGCGTGGGAATCCCTTGCGCGGGCGCATCAGATGCATTCGGAAACAGCCAGCAATTTTTATAGGTGTTGCCCACCCAGACATGGGCGTAACCTTCTTTCTCATTGTAGATCACATTCTTTTCGGGTTTACCGGTTTCAGGATTGATATGAGTAATTTTCGCAGGATTGAACGCCGCGTCCTTGGGATTCGATTCATGGTTGTAATGCACGATGCGAGCCGCCAGTTCCGCCGCTGCCGCCTTGTTCATGCCCGGCCGCCCTAGATTAGCGGCGTTGATGCTGCCAGAGTAATCGTTGATCTCGGCGCGTTGCGTATCCGTAATGCCTTGCCACAAGGGATGCATATGCGTCGGGTCGAGGATATTTTTTCCGGCATTCGGATTGATATCGAGGACTTGAACAGGTTTGCCGTTGGCATCCACAGCGCCGGTCGGATCATCATGATACGACGGCAACGTGTTGTGCATTCCCTGCGCCATCTGATCGGCATATTGAATCCCATCATTCTGCGCATCCCGTAACTGCGCCATGGAAATCTTCGGCGCCCCACTGGAATTAGGACCTTTGCCGCCTGCCGGCATGCGATCTCGTTCTGCGGCCTGAGATTCGATGTCGCCAATTTGTGCGCCCATCATTTGGCGATGCAGATCGTTATTCTGTCGATTGAGTTGCTGCTTGTCATACAGGCTGGCCCCCACCATTTCACGGCCCGCGCCTGCTTTGTAGGCACCCACTCCTTCAAGATGCGCTTTTTCGGCTTCGGAGCTTGCCTTAAAGCGACTCATCTGCGCCTCTTTCATCTTGGTCGGGTCCATGGCGCCCAACGCAAGATCGCGCAGATACATGCTGTCTACTTTGATGTAGGCCGGATCTTTTTCATGGCCGTACATCCCCTGGTAGGGATTGCTGTGCATAAGGTCGCCCACCTGCACGCTGGGATCAGCCTTGGCATCCGCGGCGGTGGCCGTCTTGATGTGAATATCCTGACCATCGGGCAGGTAGTAGTTGATGTTCTTGAGCGCCTGTGTCACCGCTGGAATGTCGCCGTTCTCCAAGGCGGCAGAGGCGGCTTGGGTTTGCTTCAACACCTGACCCTGGAAGTGCGCGGTGCGCATGGCATCGAGCGATTGATATACCTTGTAGGGGTCTTCGCCGGCCAAGGCTGCTTTACCCACCGCGTCTTGCATCAGACGATTGCTCTCGCGCCACCATGCCGGGGTCAACGAGTGCGGCACGTTAGACGCCGCCGCGGATTGACTCGGCTGGCCCGCCTGCGAACTCGCATCGGCGCCGACTTGCTGCACCACCTTGGCGGTGGCCGCGGCCTGCACCGGGGAGACCGGGCCGCTCGGGGGTGTGCCGGGCGCAGACGCCAAGGTGCCCGCGGGCGGTGTATTCCCGGAGACACTGCCGGGATTGGCGGCTTCGCGGGCTTGCAATTGCGCAAGCGTCGAGCTCGGCAACGCGGCACTTTGGCCGCCGCCTAAACTGACTGGTTTAAATTGCGTGGCATTCGCTTTGTCGGCGTCACTCAGATTGATCAAATCGCCTTGCGCATTGTGCTGTAGGGGCGCATCGGTCGGACCCACGAGCCGGTCCGAGGGACTCATCAAATGCGGCGCAGCCGAAGCACCCGATGCGTCACCCGCCGTCGGTACGGGAGCATTCGGTGAACCGGGAAGATTAGGTGGCGTTGCGCCACCCAACGGGGAGGCACCCAAGGGCGACGGGGCTGGACCGCCAGTACTCGCCGTGATGGTTCCCGGATCAGGAATTCCGACGGCGGGAGTTGCGCCGTTCGGCTTATGGGCATCATCGAGCGTGGCGTCGTGGGCATGACCGAAAAACTTCTCGACCGCGTTCTTGGCATCATCCAAAAAACTGGTCTGTGCGGGACTTCCGTTCCCCGCGTCGGGATTATTGACGTCGGCGCTGACCGCATGCCTTGCCATTAAGTTTGCCGCTTGACGGGCTTGATTACCTTGCCACTGCTCCTGAAAATTGTGGCCAATAGTCTGCCCTGATTCGATGCCCTGAACGAACGAGGACAACGGACCGTTCATAGGCGAGGGCGAGATCCCACCCGCGGGCACGAAACCGCCGTCGGCCATGGTCAAAATCTGACCTTCGGTCGAAGCTGGACGGATACCTTGCATCGGTCCCTGCACGAATTGCGGGCGCATCGTGGGCGTACCGAAATTGCCGGTCACAATGCCACCACCTGCCAATTGCTGCATGGGGTCGGTCGGGATGCCTTGAGAGATTGGCGCTCCCATCTGCGCGGCGGGGAACTGCGGCGGGGGTAGGACGGGCTGAGCGGGCGCGGCGGGCGCTGCGCTGCCACCCCCCAAACTGTTGATGAAATTCCACACCGGATGATTCGAAGCAGCCAAGTTCGAAGTCGGAATCGCACCGGCCAGCAGCGGATTGCCGTTGGCTTGCGCGTCGCTTGCCTTATCGCTTTTAAAATCCTGGTAGTTGTCGATACCCTGCTTGATGCCGGGCGCCGCGGTGCCTGCGATGGTGCCCAAGGCGCCGATATTGAGTCCCATTACTTTTTACTCTTGCCAAGCATGGCGTTGGCTTTGGCCCGAATTTTCGGGCGGGCCGAGGGGGAGGCGTGGCCGATCATGGACAGGGCTGCGCGGGCGTGGCCCTTATCGGGAATCGGGAATGACCGATCCGGTCCTGCAAAGGTGCTGACCGGAAGGGCTTTGCGAGACTTGGCAGAGAGCTTGCCCATAAAAACCTCGGGTCAGTTATAGGACATATGCGGGGCGTGAGGCACCGGGATGGCACGCCGCAGGTTCGCCTTCTCGCGGGTGCTGTCGATCATCTTATGGAGCTTCTCGGTTCCCAGATGCTGCACAATGTCTTTGGGCATGACGAACTCACCCGGCGTCAACATCGCGGGCTTGCGATCCGTGGTGCTGCCGAAGGTGCCCGCGGGCAGCGCGCCCTGGCTGGTGACGGGACCGCCCAAATCCATTGGCTCGAAACTCATGGGGATGGCCTGTCGCGGACGCACCGACCCCTTGACCACCGGCAACCCACTGTGCGCCATGGGCAGCGCCATATGACCGCCCGGCCCGATACCGCCAAAGTGCTGCCCGACGATGCCGCCGCCCTCCATGAACATACCAGCCGCGCCCACCAGAGAACCCACGCCAGCGACGTTGGAGTTGTTGGCAGATTGCTGCATCCCATACTGCTTTTGCTGCATGCCATAGCCAGCGTCGGCCGCGTTGACCGCGCCGTTGTTGGCCCCGGTCGCCGTATTGAGGTATTGATTCGCAGCCCCCAAATTGCTGATGCCCGACGAGTTGGTTTGATTCACCCCCAACTGCCCGGCCTGCGCGGTGCCGGCCGAAGTCGCCGCCCCCGACGTGCCTTGCGCGCCCACTTGCAGCCCGAGGTTGTTGGCGGAATTGGTCATGGCATTGGCGATGTTGGTGGTATTGACCGCCGACTGTGTTCCTGCCGCGGCCACTTGACCCGCGCCTACCACCCCCGCCTGACGATCCAACGCCGCGCCATGCACGCTCGCCGGGTCCACACCCTCTGACGCCAATGCCGCCGCCGAATTGCTGCGCGCCGCCTGATCGGCCGTGTTAGCCCCCGCAACCGCTTGGCCTTGCAATTTTTGGATATTCGCCGTACCTCCATAGGTCTGCGCCTGCTGCGCCTGCTGCGCCTGCAAGGGCACGAAGCTCGACCCGTAGGTGCTCATGTTCTGAGTGGCCTGCGAGCCGATCTGTCCTGCCATGGAGTTGCTGGTATTGGTGACGTTCGCTAGGTTCTTCTGCGCGTTGTTGTTGTACTGCTGCGCGGTGTTCAGTTGTTGCTGGGCATCGGAGGTCGCGGTGGCAGCCGTCTGATTGCCGGTGGCGACGTTGCCGCTTAGATTAGGTGCAGAAGGGATTTTGGCGCCGCCGGACATCTCATTCTCCTCGGTTGAATCCACCGACAGTCTTGGGCGTACAACACTCCGAACCATAATTCACCGGGAATGACGCCGCACTCCCGAAAGCCCAATCTCGCCGCAATGCGCAACGACTTGACATTATGCGCCTGAATGATGCAGGCGAGGTACTTGTACTCCCATTGACCGAAAGCAGTCTGGAAGACCGCTTGCAGCAAACCACGGGTAATGGCACTCGGCGAGTCCGCGCAAAGATGCAACGCACAGCCATGCGGCTGGAAGGAATCAAAGCCAAAGGCGGCAATGATTTCGCCATTCGAACTGCGGCGGGCGATGCCGTGGAAGTCTTTTTGTAAGGGCAACCCGGAGCGCGCATGCATCCACGCTTGTATCGAAGGATCAGCGGTTATTGACACGCACCCGCCGCACGGCACGACTCGTAGTACGCCAGCCAAAAGGTCACTTGGGCGTTGGCTCGCTGGAGGAGGGCTTCAGTGTCGGGGACAATGTCGGGTCCAGCAGCAGCATTTTGTCCCGCCACTCCTGAAGATAGTCGGGCGGAGTCAGCGCCGATGGGTCCGGCGCCACCATCTGCGGGCAAGAGCCCGCGGCTATTGGGGGGACTTGGGCACACCCGCAGCACAAAAGCGGGCACCACAGGAGCAGCCAGAGCCACCGCCAGTTGACTGCCGGCCACGGATTCTTGAGCTTGCGCATGGGCCTCCACGGTAGCGACCTTCGCGGTCTGGGCAATCTGGGCTCGGGTATCCAACGCTTGTTGCTTTGCAACACCCACCCGTTCCAGATGATGCACCCAAAACCAGCCCGCTGCACTCAGGGCCACCCCGAGTGCGAGATACACATAGAGCTTGTTGGCAGCAAACCATGCACTCATGCGGACTTCAACTCCGTACCGGTCTCAGCTATCGCAATAGAATACACATTCACGTTGCCGACCAGTTGAATCTGGTATCCCTCGGCCTTGAACCCCGCGGGCAAGCTGTACATGCGCTCATCGACGCACGTCCAGGTAAAAGCCGTAAACCACTGCTGGGTCGTGGGCGTACGCGCAAAAATAGTCACCTGGACCGCACCGATCACGCCTGCGAGGTTGCCGAGATTGAGCAGCGGGCTGCCTGCCAGCGGCGTCTTAATCTGCGCAACGATGGCGCCCGCTCCGGTAATTCCTGCCATGCTGCGTACGCCGTTAATGGCATGCAAGTTCAAGCTGTTGAGGGGTTGGGTAACGCGCTGCGAATTAAAACTGGTGTAGTCCTGTAACAACGCAGGCGGGATCTGATAGCCGCCGCCATCAAACTTAATTTTCATGGCGGAAAAATTCACGGGTTTCGGCAAATCAAACTCTTTGGAGAGCCACGTGTACTCCAACGGCGTGGAGCCCGGCGGGTCCCACAGCCGAACCTGATTCTTCTGGACGATGTAGCAATCGCCGCTGTACTGATCGATCTGTATGGCATCGACCTCAGAGAACCGATCCATGGTGGTGAGCGGTGCCAAGGTCTCGGCTGGCGAAAAAATGAATCCTGTGTTGGTGGTATTAAAGGCGATGTACTGAAGCCCGTAGGCCACCGCCTGAATCGTGGTGGGACTGAAATTATTCAGCCATTCCTCGCGGGTCAGCAAACTCTGAGTCGCCAATTGCGTAGCGCCCGCGGTCGCCACCAAAATTCCCTGCGGGCTCGCGTAGTACACGCCCCCCAAGCTCGTCACCATGCTTCGGCGCGAGATACAAGGGTCAATCGAATTAATCTTTTGTAAAGTAATGGCCGATGGACTCATACCCTCGGCGTAATACGGGTTCGATGTGGTGCCGATCACCAGCACATTGCCGTAAACCGCAAGACCGACAATCTCTGTTTTGCACGTCTGAATGTTCTCAACCGGCCACGCATGCGGATGATAAGGATCGCTCATGTACAGATCGCGACCCTGAAAACCACATAAAAATCCGCCGGGATGTGAGATCAATCCGGTCAAGCCCGCGGGCGGACCGTCCCACGTCAGCGAAGGCAGCGTGTAGTTTTCGGCAACTGTGGTATCCAATGCCCCATCCGTGAAGCTGGTGTCACCAAAGTTAATGCTACCTACATAAAAATACTGTGCGCTGCTACTGCTCGCGTCCGCTACCGTGCGATAGATATTGATTCGCACCAAGTTGTAGTCCTGCGGATTGGGGACGCTGGTATCAAAGTTTGATAGTGTCCACGTCCCTGACGAACCCTCCGCAATCGTGGGACTGCTGGGCGGTCCTTCTTCGCCATAGCCCGACACAAACGTATACACGTACGATCTAACGGAAGTCACCCCTGCAAACGGTACCACGACCAATGAATTGACCGGCGTTGGAATGCCCAACAGATAGCTCGGCAATCCCGCTTGCAGCCGTGCTCGGGTGTTGTACTGCGGTGCGCCGTGATGCTGGGACTGATCACTGGTCCAGTAGTAACGCTCAAACTGATCCTGCAAAACCGGCGTACGCACAAAATCCACGTCGTTGCTATTAAACCCTACCCAAAAATCTTGGGTGGTAATCGGCAACGGCGCCCCCACCAAGGCCGGCAATCGATAGGCACGAACCGTCGGCGTTGAGCCGAAATCATGCAGCAGTTGGGTATTGCGCAAACCGCGCAACTCTCCCGACAACAACTTGGCGTTAACCGCTTGAACGGCACCGTTATAAGGCTGCAACCGGGCGGAACCCCGCGGTGAGATCCCGGAAAAATTATCAATCTTGATAGTGGTCACGGATACTGACCGGTCAAAAAATAATTGGCCAAGCGATTAGATCGAGTTGGTCCGACCTCGCTGGCCCACAAACTATGCAACAGTCCATCGTGAGCACCTTGCCAATCCTGCCGTTGTAAGGCGGCACGAGTTTCATGGAACGCATACCATTTGCCGCGCAAGTTAAAGCATAGTTCGGTCAAGGCATTCTGCCGGCAGGGCGTATCCAACATGCACCACTCAGGAAGACCTTGCGCAAAATGCTGCGCACTGAGGATATCAATCCCGCACTGCGCGTCTGCTTGAAATTGCGTGATGGTATGGCCTTTCCAACTTTGCAAATTTCCCAGCAGATGCCCCCAGCCAATGGTCCAGAAGCCTTCCGAATCGGTATAAGCCGTCAGTTCGCACGCCTCGGCCGTGTGAATGTCAGCCACTAAATGCGCGTCGATCACAAAAAATGACCGAGCACCCACCCGGCACCGAGGCCGATCAGCAAAGCCACCCACGAAGACTTAGTCGAGATCCAAGTCTTCACATCGGTTTCCAGAGTCTGCACTTCCGACGGCGGATCAGGCGTCGGCGGATCAGGTGTCGGCGTCACAGTGGTCATGCACTTTCTCCAGTCATTGATTCGGGTAAACAGTCGAACGCTTGTCTTTGCCGTTGCCCTTGGGCGGAGCAGCATCTTCCTGATTCTGAGCTTCACGCTGGGCGGCGGCATCGAGCGCGTTTTGTACCTGCGTATCAATCGAGGCTTGAACCGCCACTGCTTGCATCTGCAACGCCGACAAACCCATCTTCAAGGTCTGCAAGGCAATCTGATCGAGCATCACGGGAACTTGAGTCAATGCCATGGGAAATACCTCGTTAGTAATAGGCTACTTGTGCAGCCACGGTGCCGATAGTGATGGTGAAATAGCCTTTAGGTTTTGACGGGAGAGTACCAGCGGTGCCCGCCGCCGGGGCCGTGACGGTGCTAGACGCTTGCGGCAATTTTAATTGCCCCGTGGTACTGAACACCAACATCTGCAACCAGGAGCCTGCACTCTTTTGCCAAATTTCAGTCTGCCCGCCCGAATGCTGAATCGTGGTGCCCGTGGTGCCACCGGACAGATCCAGCAATTGCACATTAGCGCCGGTCGATACCAAATTGGCATACGTGCTGGCGCGAGTAATTTGCAAGTCGCCATTGTTGATGCTGGTCGTTGAACCGCTGGTAATAACCAAGGCAGCGGTCGCCGACAGGCCATTGATCGTCAGGCCCACACCACTTGCCGGTACCGCGAGGGCGACATTGCCCGCCGCGTTCCAAGTGTGCGTATTGGCGGTGCCGTTCCAACCGTAGAACCCCGAGCCATCGCCCGCGACTTTGAAATAGGCGTGCGCGGCACTCTGATTGTAAACAATCAGTCCCGTATCGGCTGCGGTGGTGCCCGCTTCGATAATCAATCCATAAGACTGACCGCTGGTGGCATTGCCCGTGATCGTCACCGCCGAGATATTCGGACACCCGTTCACCCCCAAGCCAAAACCACTCGCAGGGGTGATCGTCACGCCAGTTGCAAACGTGTGTGCGCCCGTCCACGTCGGCGCAATCGACAGGCTTAAGGCGGGCGCGGCATCGCTGCGCATGAACGTGCTCGCCACACCATTCACCGCCGCGAGGCCAACCGCCGCCGTGGGATTGGCACTGACAGCGGGCGCACCAGGAGCGCCTGTAGCCCCCGTGGCTCCGGTGCTTCCTGTTAATCCCGTGGCCCCCGTCGCGCCTGCGGGAATACCAAAATTGAAGATCGCCGCCGCCGCCGTCCCTGAATTCGTTACCGTGGGCGTAGCACCGACAGCCAGAGCGGTCGCCGTGCCTGCGGTGATCGTCGCGGAGGCGCCTGCGGCACCGTTCGTACCGGCTGCCCCCGCAGCGCCGGTAAGTCCTGTCGCACCCGTGGCCCCCGCCGTCCCTTGAATGCCTTGCGGACCCGTGGCGCCAATCAGCGTGCCGTTGACGTAGTAACCGCCGGTTACATTGATGGTGCCCGCACCTTTATCGCCGCCGGTCGCATTGCCCAGCACCACAGAGCCATCATCATTCAACGCAAAGATCGACGCCGAAAACGCATTGTTCAAAATCTGGAACTGCCCATTTATCACCCGCAGCGTCTTATTGGGATTGCTGCCGTTGCCTTGCATCGACAGCGCGACCCCGTTGCTGTTGTTGGAGTCTAGGAGTGTCATCAGCGAACCGCCAGCGCCGGTATACCCACCGGAGACTTGCAGCGCATGACTTGAGCTAGAATTTCCCCCCATAAAATAGGCTGCCGTATAACCGGGTGCTCCATACACCGACATGGCAGACGTACCCGAAGGACCATTGATCGTCATGCCTCCATTAAATATATGCATCCCCGTCCAGGTGGGCGCGATACTGATATTCAACGCGGGCGCAGAATCCGAAGTCATCCACGTAGTCGCCGTGCCAGTGACCGCCGTCAAGCCCACCAGCGCCGTCGGCGCACCACTCACCGGAAGATCCTCGATGCGGGCCGCCGAGGTCGCGTCCTTCTTGCCTATCCCTAAGATCTCCATTAGCCGTGAACCACAACCCGGAACTGATTCACGGTCGGCGCCGTAGCAAATCCCAGCGTCAGCGTGTTCGCCGTTGCATGACTCACATCACAGTCGATCTCGGCAAACGGCGTAGTTGCTGAATAAACACTAGTCACCACATCCTGAGTCCCCAAGTTATGCGTGATGGTGTACGCGAGCGTCACCCCGTCGCCGAAAGCAGTGGCATACTTACCAGGGCTGTTGGCGGTCACGGCCACGCCGTTCACATAGAAGCCGCCTGACGCATTGATCTTGCCCACACCCAATTCGCCGCCCGTGGGCGCACCGACTTGCATGCCCGTTGACAGTAGCTGCAACGCCGATGATCCCGCGAAGCCAGTGACCGTCAGAGCTTGGCCACTCGCGGGAGCGCCAATCGTCACGGTACCAAGCGTTGAGAGTCCTGCCACTTGCGTCAGCCCACCGGCTACGGTTAGCCCCAGATTAGCTTTGAGCAGCGCCGAGAAGATATGCGCGCCAGTCCAAGTGGGCGAGATACCCAAATTCAACGCGGGGGCGGAATCACTACTCATAAACGTGGCAGCACTTCCGTTGACCGCAACGAGCCCGACTTGCGCGGACGGATTGGCCGACGATGGGCTAGACAGCGCCACACCGTTCACATAGTAACCGCCAGATACGTTGATGGTACCTGCGCCTTTATCGTTGCCGCTGGGCGTGCCAATTTGCATGCCCGACGACAGTAACTGCAACGCCGAATAACCCCCACTACCCGTGATCGAAGCGGCAATGCCGGCAGTCGTCGGCGCGGCCAAGGTCAATGCGCCTGTGGCCGATAACGACAGCGCCGTCGCCGTCGCATTGTCTGTAATACCACGGGAAACAAATGAAGCCCCTGCTACAATAAAACCCAGATTCGCTTTGAGCAGCGCGGAGAACGTGTGCGCGCCGGTCCACGTCGGCGCAATCGCCAGATTCAGCGGCGGCGCGGAGTCAGAAGTCATGAACGTACTGGCGACGCCGTTAACCGCCGCGAGCCCCACGGCAGCCGACGGGTTCGCACTCGTCTGATTGACGAGTGCCACGCCGTTCACATAATAGCCGCCAGTCGCGTTGATCTTGCCAGCACCCAATTCGCCGCCCGTGGGCCCCGAACCGACTTGCATGCCGCTGTTGCTTAACACCAGCGCAGAAGATCCGGGCAGCCCGTTCACCCACAAACCATACCCAATAGTAGGAGTAATGGTTACATTCCCAGCCCCGCCTACTATAATCGTAGTCTGAAGTGCGGAATCAGTAATACCACGCGACTGAAAAACGCCCCCCGCGACAGTCAATCCCAAATTGGCCTTGAGTAGCGCGCTGAAGGTATGCGTGCCGGTCCAGGTGGGCGAGAAGGTCTGGTCAATCGCCGCACCGGACCCGGTGACCACCAAGCCCTTATTCGCCCCCGGATCGGGCAGGAAGGAGACTACATTGCCCGAGATCGAGATGCCATTGCCGGGCGTCAAGTCGGTGGCACCATTTAACTGCGTGAAGGTAACCGCGGTGGTGCCCACGGTAATGCTGTTGGCGACATTACACAGCCACAGACTATTGGCATTCGCAAGGCCCACATTTTCAACCGCGATAAAACCACCGCCAAACTCTGTGGCCGCATTCATATCAATGCTGCGCGTCAGTACCCATGGCACACCCACGGTCCCCAAGGTGGTGAGCGTGTACAGGCCATTATTGGCGGCGGTCGCTTCGTTTTTGACCAGAATCACATCATTCAACGCCGGGGCGTAGCCATCGACCGCCAAAGCACCGTTGGCCGAAGCGGTCAGCGTCGCCCCCGCACCTGACGTACCGTTGGCATAGACATTTGCCGGCAGCGGTCCCGTCGTCGCGGCGCGGGCGGTGGGCTTTTGCACGAGTCCCTGGCCCATGGCATCGACATAGGCTTTGTTGACACCATCATTGGCGCCCGTGGGCGAGGCCACATTGATCAGTCGCTGATTGTTGATCGACAGCGGCGCCGCGGGGCCGGCGAAGGTATCGAGCGTGATCGCCTGCGCAGTGGCCACGAAATTCGAAATGGTCGATGCCAACTGCGTGCCGGTGGCATTGGCACGATTCAGATAATACGCCGGAAGCTGTCCACCCAAGGCTAAAGAATTGGTTGCCGTTAATTGCCATTGTGCAGCCAGCGAATTCCATACCAGCAGTTGCTGCAAGGTAGTGTCGTAGTACACTTGGCCGGGCGCCGGGCTCGACGGGGGACCCGACAGGGGATCAAGAGCCGCCCGTTGAATCGGGTTTTGGTTCATCAAGATCGGTGTTAGATAAGAACGTGACATGGAGAATTCCTCAATTGAGATACGCGGACCCGGCAAATGGGATTGAAAAAGTCACTCGGACGGTGGAGATATCCACGTAGTTCACGTCCGCTTCCACTTGATCACCCTCGGCATCGACCACAATCACCGAGGGGAAGCGCCCGAGATTGTGAACGATGGTCCAGACCGGCGTCGCCGTCGTCTGAGTAAACACGAATGACAGCCCCTGCGGTCCCGCCGCAAGCTCTGCTTGAATGCCACTGACCTCGACTTGCAGGGTCGTGATCTCGCCTGCGATGTCAGGACCACCAGACACTTCCGACTGCAACGTCGTTACCTCGGCTTGCAGCCCTGTCAACAAGGTCTGGAGGGTACCTACCAACGCTTGCAACGTCGTGATCTCTCCGAGCACCACGGGGTCGCTGGTGGCCGAGGCGCCCGTCGCACCAACTGCGCCCGTGGCCCCCGTCGCGCCGGTCTCTCCGGTCAGTCCTTGCGTTCCGATTGTACTCCCATTACTGACCATCGAACTCACTGCTTTGCCTGGGAGCACAGTCTTCGCAGTAAACTTAATGACGCCCGCATTGACCAATTCGCGTAGTTTTACGAAGCTATCCAGAGGATCGCCACGCTGGCGCTGGGCAACCTCGGCCACTTCTTTGAGTTGCACCAGCACGGTTTGGTGATTAGCCAAGTCAGGGGCGGGCGCCCTGATCGCGGTTGTGCCCGTGCCGGTGGTCATGATTCGGCTCGCGCTACATCTTCATGATGAAAAATACTGCCGTGTAGGGGGGCGACTCAGCGGTGTGGGTATGAACTGGGATGTTCAACCCTTCTAGTGCAATGGGCGTCGACTGGCCGGGACCTTGATCGGTATCCCACTCCACGGCGACCCCGGCACCTGCACCACCAAAAAAATACCCCGCGCCCGCCGGCGTGCCTTTCGGACCCACCACGTCGCCCGCGGACCCTGTATAGATGACATTGCCGTGGGAGTGGGGTGGCAAGTTGGCCGCCAAAATCGTCGTGCTGGCGCCCGTGCTCGTCCCCCCCGTGTTCGGATCGGTGGTAAATGGAAACTTGCCGGTGACTGGCAGTACGCCGCCGCCGCCAATAATAAATTGATCTGTCAAATTGGGCGTGTTGTTAGACCCGTTACACAATGCCCAACCAGCAGGAATGTTGGTTGATAGCCCACTCCAAATCACGATCATGCCAGGGACGATGAACGACGCACCGGGCGGCAAATTGCTTGCGATATTACCGGCGGTCAAAAGCACGCTACCGCCTTCAGTAGCCGGTGCATTGATCGGCACAACGATCTGATTGCTGGTATCGCCGGGCTGCGAGCGGATGGCGGTGCCCGCACTCTCACCCCCTTGAATACTGCCGCCGGTTCCTAGATTCAACACCCCCGCAAGCGTCGTGGTCCCCGAAAGCGTGTCGCCCCCATTACTTTGCAGCATGATCATCATCATGGCCGCAGTGACGCGCTGCTCGACGCGAGAGCCTGAACTAAAGGGTAGCGCCGTCGTACCCTCCTGGCCACGCATCACAATCAAGGTATCGCCAATGCGCCCAGTCACATAGGTAATTTCAATGTTGCCATTGACATCCTCCAGCGTAACCGCGGCGATTTGCCCCGCCGCCAGTGGCGGAAACAATTGGCCTTGGCCGGCTTGCAACACCAACTCCGTATCGGTCGCCGCGACGGGTGACACCAAGACAGAACTCGCGTTGTTGGCAAAAACGTAAATACTCATACTCGTCCTACAACTTTTCTCGCAAGGTATATTCCACGATATCTTCAAGGATCTGCCCGAGCGACGAAGTCGCTAAGAACTGCACCTGATAGACGCCTTGATCAACACCCCCGGATGCAAAATAAGCCGCAGTCTGTGAAGGTCCCGACAGCGTCGGCGACAGCACCGTTCCCGGCAGCACGTTCAACCCCGTGATCGCCAGCGGCGGCGTGGCAGCACCCGCATCTTGAGTGATTGCCACGCTCACCGACAAAATACTTTCGGTCGGTGCTAGATCGAGCGAGTAATTGAGGATGTAGCGCAGATTCTCGACCGGGCTCTGCGTGAAGCGGGCGCTCAGGTTCATACTAGTTTACCGTCGCGTTGCTGCGGGGACGCCAGATCGTCCGACCGCCACCGGCCAGCAATTCGAAGTGGAACTGCAACCTGAGTGCCGCGTTCATGCCAACTTGCACCAAGGCCAAACCGGGAGGAACTGCGCCCAGATCGTATTCAACACCAAAGCGATCCCGCTGCGCCCGGAAATACAGATGCCCGGTCAGCGTATTTAAATAACTCACGATGATGTCAGAAGAATTAAGGGCGGCGCTGCGCACATCATCCAACGTCACAAACGGCCGCACGGCGCCTAACGGCAATGCGATTGTCACGTAAGCATTCGACAGCGTATCAAAATAATAGAAGTACCCGAGCCCCTGCGACACGTAAGCAATAGCCACCCGCATCGACTGATCGAACGCGCCCGCCAACCACACCACGGGATGTCCCGTCGTTACTGTCAGTACCGTCGTCGGCGTGCCTGTAAGCTGCGGCGTATAGACAACGCTATCACTATCCAACAACGAAACCGCCCAATCCTGAACTTGCAAACCCGCACTGGCATCGCCGAGCGCCGCACCGCCCCAACAGATATCCGACAGATCGTCTTTGTCCTGCGTCTTCGGCGACAAGAAAGCCGCCGGGAGGGGAACACTCGAAGCAACGTGGTTGGGCAGCATGCGGGTCTCTACGGCGTGTTAATCGCCCAAGACAGACTCATCGAGAGCGTCAACGCATGCGAGGAATCTTTCGGGATCGGCGGATCGAAACCAACCTGATAGATTCCAAGTCCTCCCCAGTCGCAATATACCGAGGCAATTCCCCCCGGTAAATTGCCTTGCGCAATACTGAAACTAATGCCCGTTTGCAAGCTGAATGAATTGGCGGCATACCCGGAATTGCCCGCGGTACCGAAGGCATATTGCCCGGATGGTGAAGACGTGATATCGCCAATAGGTCCATTGTAAGCAGACGGCGACGGCCCAACATAAACCATAGCCTGTCGCGCTGGGTTAAAACACCAATCCGCAGAAGTGCAAAGGGCGGCACGCAACGTATATGCATAGCTCACGCCGGCAATGTCTATAGTCCCCGTGACATCCTCGGTCGGCACGTAATTATTAAGTTGGTACGTCACTGACAGCGATTCGTTGGGAAGCACGGTAATCGTAGTCGGGCTGCCCGACGAATCTAAAATCAATGCGCGACTAAATAACGGCGTCGGGTTATCACTGCCAACGCCGATTTCAGACAGATTACCCGTAGCTGTTCCCGCTGGAAAAATAAAATAACACGTAGTTGTGCCGTAGTACGGCGGCGAACTTTGTGTGGTGTACGCTACACCGCCGCGGTTTCCAGAGGCCACTTGCGATTCTAAAGTGGTATCAGTAATAGCAGGGGGTGTATTGCCTGAACCCACTACACAAGACACGATCACATCTTCACCACCCCCTATAGCATTGGCGCCGGCCGTGGTGATCAAATTGGGAAACCAATCCGCCAAGGTGCGCCGTTGCCCTTGCGCATTGCATGCCTCAATTTTATAACGCCCCGCCATTTTCTGCTTCAAATGCAAACTCATAGCAGCGTCCCCCCGAGCAATTGCGCAGAGCTTTGCAAATGGTCCGGTGTCCAATTTAAATAATTGATCAGGGCCAAATCGAGCGAGCCACTCTGCAACGTAGCCCCGCTACTCATGGTGTCACCCGGAGCGGCATAACTTAGAGCGCCGTAGTAAGTCATCTCAGCCGACAGCAGCGCGGCACTGGCGCTCATCGTTTCGGAGGTTTCCTCGTCATCAGTAACATAGGCAATCAGATCTCCACTCAACAGCGCCGCGGTGCTACCCAGCACGTCCGCATATGCATAGACAGGCGCTGGAATCATCGCGCCGACAGTCGCAAAATGCTCCTGCACCAACAGCGGATACAACTCGCTGGTAATATAAATGCCACTCACCCGGAAGCCCTCGGGAACACTTGCGATCCCGCACGCCCCGCAAATGGCGCGACCCGCATGGGCGCATCCGATGGGCCGTAGCCGCGATTTGCCTGATCTCGCGCCAACGCAATCTCGCGCCGATAGATCTTGTCGTTGTCAGCAGCCAATCCTTGGTCGCTCCACGGGCGCTTGGGGATCTTATAGAGTCGCGCCAGCACGCCGGCAATCAATCCATCCACATGATGCGTGTAACTCATGTCCGGCAGAATCGCCGCGAGGGTCGTAGGCACCAAGCTGGCATACACAAAAAGCGCGTTGAGGTAGGTCTGGTCGGGGACCGGATATAGTTGCAGCCGATCAAACCGCCGCATAAAGTAGCCCCACGGCGGACCCGGCTGTTTACCAACGAACGGGCGTGTCGAAGGGTGGAGGAACTGCGGAAAGTTGGTGGGGACCGGCAAAAAATACACCCCGAGCACGTACTGCAAGCGAGCATTTTGAGTCACAGGATTTAAATCAACTTCGTTGATCCCAAGACTCAGCGTGTAGGGTTGCAGCGTGTCACGCCATGCGGTCGAGCGCGTATAAAAATCGTTAAGCACGCGAGTCAAATGCGATTCAATCAGGGTATCGGGGCAGCCTCCCACCTGTTGAGCCACCATCTGCTCCACATAGGTAATGGTTTGACCCCCCAAGGCTGCACTACTGGCACCGCCGTCGAGCGTGACTTGAGCCATGGTCTAGTGCCCCGTCAGTTGCATGGACATGGACGCCAGCAACTGCGCTGAACGACTCTGATCGGTGAATTCATCATCGGCGAGTTCGATCCGTCCACCGACATACGCCACCACGGGGTTGTAAAAAAACCGGGTATCGATGGGGAACGGGGTAGGGGGTACCGGCGGCGTGGGATTCGCCACCCCATCAATCATCTGCAAGTCCGCGGTGGTGTACTGAATCACCCCCAGAAACGACAGAATCCCTTGCTGAAAATTGCCGATAAAGGCATCCGGCCGCACCGAATACACTGCCAGCAACGCCTCATTCAAATAATCGACGTAGGTGTCGTCGCTATTGCGATAGGGCAGCAGGGAGTCATTGACGACGCGCCGGGCGTCCTGCACCAACTGATCAATCGTTTGGGGGGTGAAACTGCTCATGGGCTACAGTTCCCGCGGGAACTGGCCCTAGAGTCTCCGCATGTTCGCGTTTGCATAAGGCGTGTACCAAGGTGTTCAGGACCTCATCGCCCCAAGAATTCAAAGCAGCATTCAACACCCAAACAATCACCCGGATGTTACCCCTTACGTACCCCCTGCGGCAGTCTATTTGGTCTACAGACGGACTCCACGGACGCTTCACGTTGTTCCGAGTCGGCGACATATCGAACGAAAGACCACTCATCGCACAAACCCCGGCTTCCAACTGCGGCAGCAAATCTTCAATCGTCAAATCGAACGCACGCTGCTTCTTTTTAGCTCTCTGCTTAACCGCATCCAGCATGTAAGCAGCCCGCCCCAGCGGTGTAGCCAACCGCTGTCCGCGAACAGTTTTGCCCCGGTCACTACGGCAATATGCTTTATATTTAGCTACGACCTCCGGACGTTTGTGATAGTCCTTTTTGTACTCCTTTTCCCGTACGATCACTTCGGGTCGCTCTGAATAGGCTTTCTGGCGCTTCTTGATGCAGTGCTTGCAGTCATAGGTCAGCTTATCGGCTGACCTTTTATATGCGTAAAACTCCGAACGATCCTTAGATTTAAAGCAAACGCTGCATACTTTCATGGGCATCCCGTCTGGTAGTGAAGCTAAGGTTATACCCCAACCACTACCAGACTGTCAACCCAAAGAATTAACTTTTGTCACTAAAGCCCTGAGTTGAGAAGCACCGCAAAGCCCACAAGTGTCGGATTTATAACGGCAAATCCCCAACTTTGCAAACCTCGCATGAGGGTCCCAAACGTAAGCTCACTTCTCAATGTCTCCACCTTGGTCATCTGACTGGCAAACGTCAGCCCCAGCGAATGGCCGAAGTAGGTGCCGTACTCTCCCGCCGCAAGGCCCGTGGTCGGATACACCGGATAGTCGGTACCGGTGGCCGCGGCATTGGCCGCGTTGCCGATGGGCAGGAGGTTCGACACGTACACCGTGAAGCGGTCAATCATGCCGAGCCGCCCGTTGCGTGCAATGGACACCGCATCGCCGGTCAGATACGCCTGCTGGAAGGCCGACCGCTTGACCATGGCCGCGGCCCACGGTGGCAGCACGATCCAGCGCCCCGTCTCCGGGACCCGCTGTTCATCGAGCACCAGACCGCAGTCGATGATGAAGTCGATGATCTTGCGGGCATTGGCTTTGGTGCTGCCATTGCCCGTTCCCGCCGCCACCGACCCCACGCTCAACGGCACACCGGCCGTGGCCGCCGCCGTCAAGGTGTTGGCCGAGTACCCCAAGTTGATGCTCTGCGACAACCGCCCCGCAATGGTACCCTGATTGTTCGGGTCCACGAAGTTCGCGATGCTAGTCACGGCCAAGATGTTGGTGTCCACATACACCTTCATCTGCTCGGAGGCGTTGTCGGCCCAGTTCGACAGCAAGTCCACGTCCGACTGGATCTCCATGATGTCATCGAGGACGGTGTTGAAATACGCGCCCTGATTGATCTGGAGGGTCACGAGTGGCGCAGACGGGCGCTGCACGGTCAACGCTTGGTTGGCCGCATAGGTGTTGATCGAGATGGTGGCGTGTGTACGGATATTGACCGTATCGCCAAAGTTCTTGATATCACCTTCGTAGTCGGTGCTTGCGATGGCGCCGAGCACCGTCGCATCGTAGAACTTCTCAACAAACTTCCCGGACCAGATCGTCGGGATGAAAATACCGGAGTACGCAGGAGTTTGATTTGCCCCCGCGTACGGAGTACCAATGGGATAAGGCATGTGACGACCCTCGGCACAAGCCGAGGGCTCGTGCGTTTAGAGATTACCGATTTTCGTGGTGATCTCTCCGGTCAGGTCGGACACGGCCTTCGGAGACTGCGGCAGCGATCTCGGCACTGAACTGTGCATACTGTTCAGGAGAGACTTGCTTCCGTCTGACTCGATTGTAAAAGTCCTTGATCTCCGATTCGGTCAAGATCCTTTTACCTTGGCTACCCACAGGAGCTTCGGCCGCACCGCCCCGCGGTACACCGGGAGCTATCAGTGTCTGTGGGTCGATGGCAGGCCCAGAGGTTGATGCGCGGACAGAGTCTTCCTGCACAAACTTTTCGAAGATCCCCGCGACACGAGCCGAGTCGAGGTTTTGAAAAGCCGTCGTCAGGGATTGCCTACGACTTGTCCCTGAGAATACATCCTGTTGGTCTAACCACGCAAGGAATGTCTCTGATTCATTGATAACACGCCAGTTCGGCACATGGAAATCCATGTAGGCGAACAGACTGTCGCGAGCGGACCTCATCTGATGCTGCGCCACGGTACCGGCCGCGGCTTGGGTTTTTTGCAACTCAGCCTCCAGTTTGGCAGCGGTTGGGCGAATCATGTTCTGCGCCATCTTCACCATGATCGGCAGCAACTCGCCGTAATCTTCGATCTCTTTGTCGGAGACCCCTAATGACTTTAAGTAGTCCTCGGGTGACTGGGTCGGCGCGGGCGCAGGTGCCACGGTCGACGGCCGACTTTCGATCAGCTTGTCCATGGTCATCTGTTGCGCGGCCAAGATCTCACGCATCGAACTGGTCTCGGCGTTGTACTTGCCTTGCAAAGTGAGGTACTTCTGCTTGAAGTCCTCGTCGGCAGGGGCGGGCGGCGCGGGCGGCGCGGGCGCGGCGGGCGGCGCGGGCGCGGCGGCAGCGGGCGGCATGGCGCTACCGGTCTCGTTCACGCCCGGCGTGATGTTGTCAGGCATGGTATGGCCTTCAGTTCCCGCGGGAACTTGACCGGGGTTGGCCCGCATCTGTTCAATCAAGGCATTCGCCGCGGCAACCTGGGCACGCACGGCAGGGGGCATGTTGTTGCGCGGTTCAGGGGTCGGGGTAGCCATGCGGAGTGCCTTTATTGCTGTGAATTTGTTTCAGAAGGCGTGCATAAGCGCGACACTCGCCGCGCAACGCCTCGTCGGGATGGTCGGAACTCAGCAAGGACTCAATCAGCCCGTCGAACTTCAACTGCAACGCAGCCACATACGCGGCCCAGTACGCGTTGCCCGCGAGCCGGTGAAGATTCTCGGCAATCTCGCGTCGATCCAGCGCCAGCATCACTACAACCGGAAGGGATTCCCAAGTGCGCTCGTGACCAAGTCGGTCTGATCCGCATCCCGCCCCACCTTCGAATAATCGCGGGTGTAAATCCGTGAAGTCGGCGCCGGACCCACCTTTGCAGCTGCCGCGGTCATGGACAGATACTCATGGTCCATACACTTGCTGCCCGATGTGCGCTTCAACTTGGACTCATTGCCGTCTTTTGGGTACGGTCCCTCAACATCGTGAGTTCCTGGGTACACCATGCTACTTCTCGTACGATTTCTTGAGGGGGTACGCGGTCGGCGTAGTCTTGCCATCAGTGGCATTCAAGCCTTTGCCTTCCGAATGGGGATCAAACCACTTCTTGGTGCCCATCACTTTGGACTGCTTGGGTGGTTTGTCCGCATTCATGGTGGGGATCAAGGTCTTGTTCGGGCGCAGCGGGCCGCCAGAATCATCTTCGTCGGGCTTTGCAGCTTTCATCTTGTGGCCGCCTCCGTTTTGGAACTTCAGGGGATCGTTCTCAGTAAAAGTCGGCCCTGGAACTTGGGAAA